CGATTACAAGCAAAAACGACTGAATTTCTCAATGCTGTATCTGCTGTGATTTTTACACCGCTTGAAGTTTCCGCTACATTATTAAAAATTCTTAAAAAATCGTCTGAACTTTCATCGCTTTGCCATACCTTATTAAAAAAACTCATTATTTTTTTCTCGATGCGGATATTACTATTGAAAATATTGTTAAGATTGGGGTTATTGTAATTGATATACTTGAGTAGATTAGTCCTGCTATATCATTTAGTATATACACCCCTAAAGATGATATACAAAGGCATATTAGAACAATAAAATAAAATATAAGTATATTTTTTGTTGTATTCAATTTAGTACCTTTAAGCAATAATTTAATGCTCGTTGTATGTTGCGATTTTACTCGACTTGATAATGTATTGTAACATAACTTTTTAAAATGTGGTAATTTTAGTTTATTCTATTTAGTTATCTACTAAAAGAATATCCATAAAAGCAGATACAGCAACACTAGCTGATGCTTCACCCTCTATATATATATCCGTTTTTTCTTGTATTCTTACTGGAACCGGAAAAGGAAAAGTAACAAATCCTGAACCTACTGAATTAATAGCGGCTTCTCCTCCTACGGTAAACACATTGCTAGGCTGTTTTACTTGAAACCTAACATCAACAACCGCTGCATTTTTATTAGATAGTACTGCCGATAAACTCATTAAATACCCTGTTTTATCGGCTGGGATTGTATAAGCCGCTATCATAGTAGAATTATATGTAGCTGGTACAACCGCAAACACATTAGCTATTGTAACACTTTGCTTTATTGTTATATCACCCTCATTATATCCACTACTTCCGGCAGTTAGTCCCTTAGCCCTATCTAATCTAATATAGGATAGTGTAGAATTAACATCATCTGTACCCTCTAAAGTTATATCTTCTATTTGTTCATGCCAATTAGCATCTAACCCATATATGCGGATTGTTCTTAACCCCGTATCGTTTGTATCTCCGTTATCATCCACATCGGTAGACGAAACAGTTACAATCTCCGCCGATGTAGCATTAAATCCGGTATAAGTACCGCCGCCATTCCAAATAGTACTGAAAGAGCTAGTCGATAAAGCAGGGTTTCTACCAAATTTATGAACTATCGAATGTCCCGTAACTTCATCTTTTGCAACTTTTAGATAGAAATTACCTACATCAAGATTTCCATCTATTGATGTTATCGGATTTCCTAAACCATCCGCCATATTTGGAGCCACCGAGTATGTACTATCGTTATTCTCAACTAATCTTACTTTTACTTTATCTTTCCATGAATCGTTAATTAATACTTGGTCATAAGCGGTATTTTCTGCAAATAACCCACTAAATAATAATACACTTAATAATATGTATCTAAACATTTTCAATCCTTTTAATTATCATCTTCAATCCAACCGTACCAGTTACCTGTTACAGTTGCCGCCTTGTCTGTTGATACCGTCATACCAACAATAGAACCCTCATAAAAAACAGCTGGAACAGGTAGTGTAAAAGCTACTGCTCCATCTTGAACCCCGATACTTCCAAATGGTATCAGTATTGCATCATTTGTGTAATCATGGTCGGCAAATACAGTAGAAGCTATTGCAACAATAGATGAAGCCGCTGCTGTACCACTTATAGAACTTCCTACTAATCCTGATATTATAGCTCTTTTGCCTTTTGGTATCATTCTTGCAGATGAACTACATCTATTTTCAAGAGCATCTATTTGATTAAATGTTTTGTTTAAGTCTACATTTTCAAAAGTGATAGTCCCTACCGCTGCTTTAGTGCTTCCAAACTCACCAATATGACCACATTGAATAAATCTTATATTTGTCGCAGTTGTTAATACAGAATTTGTACCGTTTAAGTCTATTGTTTCTGAATAAGGGGTTAAGTTCTCATCGAGGGCAATCAGATGAATGCTTCTTATTCCTGTTCCACCTATTCCATCAGCTGCATTTGTGCTTTGGATAGATATTTGTTCACCTGTTGTTTGGTTAGGAATAGTCCAATCTCCATCAGCCCATAAAAGCCTATTTGTAACTGCTCCAGTTGTAACTATTTTGCCATAAGCACCAAAAGGAGTTGAACCGCTAATATTACCTCTTGCAATATCTACAGTAGAATCTACTTCTTTTATAGATATTGAGTATGTACTATCATTATTATCAACTAGCTTTATTTTTGCTTTATCTTTCCATGAGTTGTTTTCTATTACCTGGTCATAATAGATATTTTCTCCGAATAGTGTCAATGTAGCTAATATTATCAATAATATTTTTTTCATTCTGTATCCCTTTTTTTTAATCTACAAAAGTATATCATATTTTATAATATTCTCAATCCGTGCTTTTCATAAACATTCTCTTCTTCTTTTTCTTCAACATCTTTAATAGCTATTCCAATAGCCATAGCAAGTGCAACCATACCATCCACTTTCTCGGGAGATTTATCTTTATCAATTTTTACATTATCCGCTGGATCACGTTTCAAAACTACATTTGAGCAGTTCCAATTTAAAACTTGATTATCTCCATGATTTAATTTATTTTGTAGCGATAAAACCTCTATTTGTTTCGTTGGTGTACTCATAGATGCAAAACCTTGACCGAATGGAATTAAGTCCACTACCTCATCATTTGTAAGGTTTGTTACTAGGCTTGAGCTATTCCATCTATCATAAGCACACATTTTTACATTAAAAAACTCACAATCTTTATGTATTTGAGCCTCTATGAAGTCATAATCAATCACATTACCCTCTGTTACTATGATTAAATCATCTTTTACCCAGTCAAAATAAGGCACTTTATCACGTCTTACTCTCTCTCTCATCTGGTCTTTTGGTATGAAAAAACGAGGCAAAATATCGTAACCGCCCTCATCTTTAGGAAATATCAATAACCAGCATGATAAATCTATAACAGAGGATAAATCAAGTCCGCCATAACATAATCGACCTTTAAAATCATCTTCATCTATTGGTGTTTGATTTGCAGTCCATACGCTGTGTTTAATCCAAATATCGACTTTATCACACCATACGTTAAGATGTTTAGTTTTGAACGCTATGAGGCTTTCTTCTGATTGTTCAGCTAGTATAACTTTGTTTCTCATATAAGAAAGTGTTGGTGAAGCTCCTAAGTTTGGATTTGCTTTTCTCCATAGTTTTTCATCTTTCCAAAAATCATCTTTATCATTTCCGTTTTCGTCTTTCATATCTTCTTCGTCAAGTTCAAACATCACATGATAAAAAGCTTCATCTTTGATAATTCCCTTTTTTACTTTTTGAGCGTAAAGATAAATATCACGATAGAAGTATCCTTGCATATTGTAACCGGCAGTTGATATGTGAATTTCTAGTGGTTCATCACGTCCAGCAGTTCCATCGGTCATAATTTGATATATTTCTTTATTTGGATGCGTGTGACCCTCATCCGTGGTAAAAAAAGAGACATTTTTACCCTCTTGATTATCTGCATCACTAGCCAAAGCTTCTATTTCATCTTCAAAAGCTCCATTCATTTTGGAAATTCTAGGCGGTTTTTTAGTTATGTGAGTAAGTTCGTTTAGTTCTTCTTCTTGCTTTATCATGGTTACTGCTGCATTGTGAACTAATTTCGCTTGATCTAATGATTTACCGATACAATATTGCTTTTTGGCTAGTTCTTTATCTACAAAAAAAACTAACAAATGGAATAAAGCAGCTACCTCACTTTTTCCATTTTTCTTGCTTATAAAAAATAATGCTCTTTGGTATCTTCTAAATCCTTTAAACTCTCCTTTAATATGCTTTGTTCCAAAAATATTTATAATCCCCTCTATCTGCCATTGCTGGTACTGAAAGTTAACTCCTGCATAACTCCCTGCGGTATGCTTTAGGATACTTCCAAATTTTATATATTTCATTGCAAGATTTTTATCTATATAGTATTTATTTTCTTTTTCTAATTCTTTTGATTTTTTTATTATATATATTTTTGCAATATCCCAATAGTATTTAGGCTCTTTAAATCTATTCTTATCCCTCATCTTTGAACTTCCAAATAAAACCATAGTGAGATTTTCTTATGCCATTACAAACTAGAGATATTTTTGATATTGAAGCACCAGTAACTCTGTGAGCTTCCGACATTGAGAAAAATTCATTTATCAAATTCATTTTTTTATCATATTGTAATACAATTTTTAAAGTGCTTGTATACACTCCTTTAATCATATCCGTGTGCATTTTACTCTTATTTGTTATCCAATCTGTAAGCCTTATGTTATCCATAGAATAAGGCTTATCATCATCTAGCCTATCAACGCTAGGGATTTGTTCTCTATTGAATCCACCAGCCACCCAAACATTAAAAAGATTATTAAAACTATGTTGAGATAGTATCCACTCTCTTATTTCATCTTTTGAATATGATGGAAAGTCGTGACCTCTTCTTTTTGAGGAATTGACTTGTGAATCATAGATTCCGTGGCATAGTCCAACTCTTGAACGTCTATATAATAATTTACTTTTATATTCACATAATTTGCATGATGGGTGAATGCCTGATTTTTGGCTTTTATCTTTTCTGTAATCTTTTTTTGGTTTATTGATTTTACACTTAGTGCATATTTTAGAAATACTCATAGTATTCTTCTTTTATTTCATTAGGGATAGTATCAAGAGTATATGCCTTGACATAAATTATCCATAACCCTTTTTTCTCTTTAACCCACTTTTGCTTTAGCTGGTGCATAGCTTGAATTGTTTTGTTAAAGTGCTTTGCTAGTATTTTGTGGTCTATGTTTATATTTTTCATTTAAGAACTCCATCCATCAAAAACAGTTTCACGCTTTTTGGAGCAAGTGACATCTTTTTTGAAGTCTAAATAAGTATCATAATCCATAGGTATCCACTCTTTGAAAGCTTTTAAAATAGCCTTGTTTCTGTTTTCTGCCTCAAACATTCCATCTAAATACCAAAATTCACTTACATGAGTTTTTGCTTTAACATGATAAATGTCATCACTTCTCACAACTTTTGTTTTTTCGTAGATTTCATCTTTAAAATTTGCACAAAAAGAATTATTTTCGCCATCTAACCTAAAATCAAATACGGTTATTCCGAGTGCTTTTCTAACTTTTCCTATATTTGGAAGAACATGAAAATTGTTTAATCCTGCATAATCTTCTCCAAGTTTAAGCTCTACAATTAAGCCATCAACTAATTCTTTATCTACTGTTAATTGTTCGTGATAGAGTTCGCCGACTTTACTTAACCCGTAAGGCTCGTTATATACACCTGCATTTTCATATGCTTTTGTGTAACCATTATGATTTGATTTCCAAAATTGAAAAACATTATCGCCAGCTCTCGAATGAGATAATGTTATATAATAGTATTCTTTTTCCATATTCATATCCTATTTATTTATACTCTAATTATATCAATTTTTCTTTACAATGTCAAGTTATATTGATAGAATATTTAACTACCTCAAAACTCCTCTTCTTTATTAAGCATGTCAAATACTGATTTCTTTTTTTGTTCTTTTATTTGTAATCCAACTCTAGACCTAACACCAATACCGAGCATGACCGCCATTTTTTGCATATGAGTAAAACATTTATCTGCCACCGTAAAATATGGATGAACTTTTAAATTTCCGAAATCGTCCATGGTGGTATCATCATTTTGAGCCGACATAGTCACTGCATTGATATATTTCTGATATGCAATTGAGTAACTTAACAATAAACTCCGATCAAGTTCACTATAAGTTCCATTTGCTGTTAAAAGTTTTTCAACTCTTAAAAATTCATCTTCACCTATCTCATTTAAAGGGCTAAAATCTTTTTTGTTTTGTTCATCTTTAGCTTTTTTTTTTGTCTCTTCAACTGTTGTTATATTTTTATCAACTATCTTTTTCTTTTTTTC